TGGATTGATATTCCTACACAGCAAATAAATTTAAGTTCAGTATTAGATGCGTCATCTTTTGTTAATCAAGTACCATCTGGATTAGGAGTTACACTTCAAGTAGAGTTTGGAGCTGCTCAAGGTACTATTTCTGATCCTGTACAAATTAGTTCATCTGGAGTTATTACATTTAATCAAACTGGTACTTATTTTTTAAATACATTTTATAATGTTCAAAGACTAATCAATTCAGGTGGAACTAGTGTATTTATATATAGAACTCTATTGAATTCCTCACAGTACGGAGTAGTAAAGGGAGTTGATTTAACTAATATAGACGAAATGTTACCTATAGAGACATCTCAACTTATAGAGATTACATCCGCTGGAACTGTTTGCACTTTTGAAGTACAAAGAGATACACCTGGAGCAAACGATGGTAGTTTAGTTACTCATCCAACTTTTTCATGGTCAGCAGTGCCTTCAGCTTCAATTCAAATACAGAAAATAAACTAATATGGATATTAGAAAAATATCTATAGGACCAGATTACAAATCAGGTGCAATGCACTACATAGTGGGTCAAAAAGTACTTGGCTCATCTTATACTATACATTTGATAAAAATGGATATCAGTACAATGTATATAAAAATTTGGATTGAAAAAGATGACGAAATACTGTTGTGGAAAGAATTCACAGACACAGTACCAATATCTATAGAATACAATATAAATTTCTAGATTATGGAAGACCATAACGAAAAATATAACCTTAAGTGGTTAGAAATTGTAGAAATTAAGAAATCTTCAGCAAAAACTTTTGAAGAAGAATTAATGTATGCTGATGAAATACACAGAATTAAAATGAAATTAAATGGAGTCAAACCAACTGATTCAAATATAGATTGTATTGGTTGTGGCTCATAAATTAAATTATGAAATCACCATTTGACTTTATAGTCAAACCAGTTAACGGTAAGAGGTATAGTAATATCAAAAAAAATGGTAGCATAGATTTTATTGTTAGTACTTCAGAGGAGGATCATAAATTCTCAAATAGATATGCAGAGGTTATAGAGGTCCCACTTGGTTATACTGGCTCTATAAAACCTAGTGATATTCTTCTAGTTCACCATAATGTATTTAAGTTTTACAACGACATGAGGGGTAATCAAAGAAGTGGTAGAAGCTATTTTAAAGATGACTTATTTTTTGTTGATAGCGAGCAGTTCTTTATGTATTACGATGGGAAAAATTGGAATGCATATGATAGATATTGTTTTATTAAGCCTATTCCGCCAATTGATTCATATATATTTAAACCATTAAGTGAGGAACCTCTTATAGGTGAAATGAAGTACCCAAATGATTACTTAAAAAGTATGGGGGTTATGACAGGTGACTTGGTAACTTTTATGCCTGGAACTGAATATGAGTTTAATATTGATGGAGAGAAGCTTTACAGAATGTACGACCATCACATAAGTATGGTTATACCTAAATTATTTTGCGATGGATTCAAAGGAAATAAAGTTAAAGATAATTGAAGCTGGTCATAGGGCTGTTGAGCAATTAATAAAAGTTGCAAAGGAGTCTATTATAAAAATTGATCCAGAGGATGCGTTGTCGGCAGATAGACTTAAAAACGCAGCTGCTACAAAAAAACTTGCCATATTTGATGCATTTGAGATATTAAGTAGAATAGAGTCTGAGAAAGAGGCTATAGAGTCAGCATCGGGACCAATTAGTAAGACACATACGAAACAAGGATTTGCAGAACGAAGATCAAAATAGTTTATATATACAGCTTCAGGGCGTAATCCCTAATAGTGTTATATCAAGCAAGAATAAGGCTAAGTCTTGGGTATATGGATACGACAAGAAGTATGATGTTATTGTTATATCTAAGACTGGTGAGATTGGAGATATAATTTCAATACAGGGTCTTGTTATTGCGCTACCAAAGATATCAAAAGAATGTATTAAAAGAAGCTCAGTAAAAAAGGATCAGTATTGGGAAAGACATTTACTCCCTAATGAGTTATCAAAGATCCAGTCAATATTTCAGTGGAATGATAAGCCTTCAGAATTTAAGGATAGATGGGTTGATTATATAGAATCTGAATTCGACAGAAGAGATGAGGGGGTTTGGTTTATGAATAAAGGGGTTCAGACTTACATTACTGGTGCTCATTACATGTACTTACAGTGGTCTAGTATTGATATTGGATACCCAGATTATCGTGAAGCAAATAGAATTCTATATATATATTGGGAAGCTTGCAGAGCAGATAATAGATCATTTGGTATAGACTATTTGAAAATTAGACGTTCAGGGTTTTCGTTTATGAGTTCTTCTGAGTGTGCTAATATAGGAACTCTTGCTAAAGATGCAAGAGTTGGTATCCTATCAAAGACGGGTGCTGATGCTAAGAAAATGTTTACCGATAAGGTTGTTCCTATATCAAATAGACTTCCGTTCTTTTTTAAACCTATAAAGGATGGTATGGATAAGCCAAAGACTGAATTGGCGTTTAGAATTCCTGCATCAAAGATTACAAAAAAAAATATGTACAATCAAGAGGCTGATGATGTTGAGGGTCTTGATACAACAATAGATTGGAAAAATACAGATGATAATAGCTATGATGGTGAGAAATTATTACTACTGGTTCATGACGAAAGTGGTAAGTGGATTAAGCCAAATAATATTCTTAATAATTGGAGGGTAACAAAGACTTGTCTTCGTTTAGGTTCTAAGATTATTGGAAAGTGCATGATGGGTTCTACTTCTAATGCGTTATCAAAGGGTGGTGATAACTTTAAGAAGCTGTATGAGGATTCTAATATAGGTAATCGTAATATGAATGGTCAGACTAAAAGCGGTCTTTACTCGCTGTTTATTCCAATGGAATGGAATATGGAGGGATTTATTGATAGATATGGGATGCCTGTTCTGCGTAAAACTGAAAAACCTGTACTTGGCATCGATAATGAGATGATACATAATGGTGCTATTGATTATTGGGAAGCTGAGGTAGATTCATTGAAAAATGATTCTGATGCATTAAATGAATTCTATAGACAATTTCCTAGAACAGAGTCTCATGCATTTAGAGATGAAAGTAAGCTATCTCTGTTTAATCTAACAAAGATATATCAACAAATTGACTACAATGATTCATTGATAAAGGACCACCACGTAACTAGAGGTTCTTTTTCTTGGAAGGATGGCGTAAAAGACACCAAGGTCATATTTAGCCCGAATAACAGTGGAAGGTTTTATATAGGCTGGAATCCAAAAGCACACATGCAAAATAATATTGTAGTTAAGAACGGAGTTAAGTTTCCAGGTAATGATCACTTAGGTGCGTTCGGTTGCGACAGTTATGACATATCAGGTGTAGTAGGGGGTGGTGGTTCTAATGGAGCACTGCATGGACTAACTACGTACCATATGGATGAAGCTCCAGTTAATACTTTTTTTTTAGAATATATAGCTAGACCACAGACTGCTGAAATATTTTATGAGGATGTATTAATGGCTTGTGTGTTTTATGGCATGCCAATACTTATTGAAAATAACAAACCTAGACTTCTTTACCATTTCAAAAATAGGGGGTATAGGGGTTTCTGTATGAATAGACCAGATAAGCATTACACAAATTTATCTAAAACAGAGAAAGAGCTAGGCGGTATACCTAACTCAAGTGAAGACATAAAGCAAGCTCACGCATCAGCTATTGAATCATACATAGAAAAATATGTAGGCATGGATAATGATGGAACGTATAGAGATTCTGAAGATATGGGTGATATGATATTTACTAGAACATTAGAAGACTGGGCTAAGTTTGATATTTCAGACAGAACAAAGCATGATGCATCTATTAGTTCTGGATTAGCTATAATGGCTACGCAAAAAAATCTTTATCTACCACAACAAAAAAAACAATCAAAAATAAAGATTAACTTTGCAAGGTATAGTAATAAAGGAACAATAAGCGAGATAATTAGATGAAAGACGTTAAAATAAATATAACATCTGCAGTTTTCCCTGATCAGTTTGCTTCAGACTCTGTAAAATCAAGCGTTGATTTTGGTCTTCAAATTGGTCAAGCGATTCAATATGAGTGGTTTAAAAAAGATGGAAGTGGCAGTAGATACTATAGTCAGTGGAAAGAATTTAATAGATTAAGATTGTATGCTCGTGGGGAACAGTCAATTGCAAAATATAAGAATGAATTATCTGTAGATGGTGATTTGTCTTACTTAAATTTAGATTGGACTCCAGTACCTGTGCTTCCTAAATTTATTGACATTGTTGTGAATGGGATGTCTGATAGATTATTTAAAGTTAAGGCATACGCTCAAGATGCAATGTCTCAGAACAATAGAAGCTCTTATCAGGATATGATTGAAGGGCAAATGGTTGCTAAGCCTATCCTACAAACTATTATGGATAAGACTGGAGCTAATCCATTTATAACTCCTCCAGATGAACTCCCTAGCACAGATGAAGAGCTTTCTTTGTATATGCAGCTTAACTATAAGCCTGCAATTGAGATTGCTGAGGAAACTGCTATAAATACTTTATTTGATGCAAATCATTACGATGACATAAGAAAAAGAATTGACTATGATATAACTGTACTTGGTATAGGTATAGCGAAGCATGAATTCTTGATGGGTGATGGAGTAAAAATATCCTATGTAGATCCAGCAAATGTTGTGTATAGTTATACTGAGGATTCAAACTTTAAGGATTGTTTTTATTGGGGAGAAGTAAAAACAGTATCTATAAACGAGCTTAGAAAAATAGATCCAACCTTAAAAAACAGTGACTTAAAAGAAATTTCAAAATATAGTCAAAGTTGGGCAGACTACCATAATACATCTCAGGTATATCAAAATGATATATTTAATAATGATACTGCTACATTATTGTACTTTAACTATAAGACAACAAAGAATGTTGTGTATAAAAAGAAAGTTAGTGATTCTGGAAATACAAGCATGGTTGAAAAAGATGACTCATTTAATCCACCAGCTGATATGATGGAGGAGGGTAAGTTTGAAAAAGTTTCCAAGGTTATTGATGTATGGTATGAGGGTGTAATGGTTCTGGGTACTAATTTACTATTAAAGTGGAGTATGTCTGAGAATATGGTTCGACCTAAGTCAGCTAGTCAACATGCAATGCCAAATTATGTAGCTTGTGCGCCAAGAATGTACAAGGGTGTTATTGAGTCTCTAACAAGAAGAATGATCCCTTTTGCTGATTTAATTCAGATGACTCATTTAAAACTACAACAGGTAATATCAAAAGTTGTTCCTGATGGTGTATTTATTGACGCTGATGGTTTAAATGAAGTTGACCTTGGTACAGGCGCAGCATATAGCCCTGAAGATGCATTAAGACTATACTTCCAAACAGGTAGTGTTATTGGTAGATCATATACTCAGGATGGTGATTACAACAATGCAAGAGTTCCAATTACTCAGCTTACAGCAAACTCTGGAGCTGCAAAAACTCAGATGCTTTTAGGAAACTATAACCACTACCTTAATCAGATAAGACAAGTAACAGGTCTTAATGAAGCTAGAGATGGTAGTATGCCAGATCCAAACGCATTGGTTGGTATTCAAAAGTTAGCTGCTTTGAATTCAAATACAGCTACTAGACATATTCTTGATTCGAGTCTATATATCTACAGAACATTAGCTGAAGCATTAACATACAGGGTTGCTGATATACTTCAGTACGCTGACTTTAAAGATCAGTTCATAAATCAGATTGGAAAATACAACATAAATATTCTTAATAGCATTAGAGATTTATACATCTATGATTTTGGTATTTTCGTAGAAGTATCTCCAGATGAAGAGCAAAGATCTCAGCTTGAACAGAATATAAATATGGCTTTATCTAAAAGCGATATTAATCTAGAGGATGCTATTGACATTCGTGAAATGAGAAATATTAAACTTGCTAATCAATTGCTTAAGCTTAAGCGAAAATCCAAGCAAGATAGAGAGCAAAAGCAAGCCCAGCAACAACAAGCTATGCAGGCTCAGATTCAACAGCAGTCACAACAGATGGCAGCAGATGTAGCTATGCAGAAAATACAAATGGAAACTCAATCTAAGATGCAGATTAGTCAAGCTCAGATATCTTTTGAAATAGAGAAGATGAAACAGGAGGCTATGCTAAAATCTCAATTGATGCAAGAAGAGTTTAATATTAATATGCAAATTAGAGGGGTAGAGGTAACTGCACAAAACAAAAGAGAAGAGGATAAAGAGAAAGCTAAAGATAAAAGGATTGGTATTCAGAATACTCAGCAATCAAAATTAATTGATCAACGAAAAAATAATTTACCTCCAGTAAACTTTGAATCAAATGAGGATAGTCTTGATGGATTTGACTTAGCAGAATTCAATCCTAGATAAGTCTTTAAAAAATAAGTATTTTTTTAACTAACTTTGTAATTAAATTAAATTAAATATGGAAATTAAAGTAAGAGAATTAGATGTCGTTGAACAGAAATCAATTCAAGAGGTTGAGCAAAATTTATTAGATAAGCATGATAGCGAGCTTATTAACGATGAACCAACTGATACAGATGACGATAATGCCATTGACAGTAATACGGTTGACGATAATGTCGTTGAAGATAAAAAGTTGAATCTTGATCAGTCTAATGACGGATATGAGATTAAAGAAGAAGACGTTCTTTCATTTATTAAAAATAGATACGGAAAAGAGATTAACTCTATAGAAGAATTAACTAGAGAAAGAGAGGAAGCTGAAGAGCTACCTGGGGATGTCTCTGCTTATTTTAAATATAAAAAAGAAACAGGTCGTGGGATTGAGGACTTTGTAAAACTAAATAGAGATTTAGACGAAGTAAGTCCAGACAAACTGTTAAAAGAGTATTTGACTATTACCGAGAAAGGTTTGGATGAAGAAGATATTGAGTCCATGATGGATGAATATATTTATGATGAAGAATTTGACGATGATAGCGCAATTAAAAAAGCTAGATTAGCTAAAAAGAAAATGGTTGCTAAAGCCAAAGATTATTTCGAATCTGAAAAGGAAAAGTATAAAGTTCCCATTGAGTCAATGGGGTCTTCTGTTTCTGATGATGATAAGAAAAAAATCGAGGAATACAACCGTTATGTTGAAGATTCAATGTCTTTGGGTGAAGAAATACAACGCAAACAGCAGTTGTTTAAAGAAAAGACTAGAGAAGTATTCGGAAGTGAGTTTAAAGGTTTTGAGTTCACGCTTGACGATAACAAACTTGTTTTTGCCCCAGGTGATGCGGATGAGATGAATAAGATTAATAGTGACCCTACGAACTTTACAAAGAAGTTTTTAGGTGAAGATGGTCTTTTAGTCGATCCTGTAGGATACCACAAAGCATTGTCAGTCGCAATGAACCCTCAAAAGTTTGCCGAGTTTTTTTATAAGCAAGGTAAATCAGCAGCGGTTGATGACGTTATGCGTAAGACTAAAAATGTAAATATGTCTGAGCAGAATGTTCCTCAAAATATTATTAAGGGAGGAACGACAATTAGAGAAATTGGGCAAGACTCAGGTCGAGGTCTAAGAATTAAAAGTAAAAACAAAAACTAAAAACAAAAAATTATGTCAGTACAAGCAGTACCAGGATACCAATTGCAGCCAAGTGCGCAACAAGTTCCTTTGAAAACAAATTACATTAGTAATTTTGATTTCTTAAATCAATATTTACCAGATACTTACGAAAAAGAATTCGAAAGATATGGTAACAGAACAGTATCTTCTTTCTTACGTATGGTAGGAGCAGAGATGCCAACTAACTCTGACCTTATCAAATGGGCAGAGCAAGGTCGTTTACATACTAAGTATGTTGACTGTACAACTACAGTTCTTACAAACTCAGATGTTGCGACATTCACAGTTAATGACACATTGAACCCAGCTGCATCAGGTGCTATTGCGGTTCGTGTTGGTCAAACACTTATGATCACAGCTAACGCAGGTGGAGCTAACTACAAAGCAATCGTAACAGCAGTAAACACTGCAACAGGTACTTTTGATGTAGCATTCTACAGTGCAGCTGGTATCACAAATGCATTAGCTACAGACAAGTGGTCAATTTTCATTTATGGTTCTGAGTTCAAAAAAGGAACAAACGGAATGCAAGGTTCTTTGGAAGCTGACGATGAGATTTTCGAAAACTCTCCAATCATCATCAAAGACAAGTATGCAGTATCAGGTTCTGATATGGCTCAAATCGGATGGGTTGAAGTAAC